AGATAACTTCTTCCTGCTCTGTTGGTGTAATGGATTCCGTAACGTCCTCTTGAACAATAGATTCTGAATCGTCTTTTTTTTTTACTCCAATAAGAGTTGAGAACTCATCTATAGATTTTTGGTATCCTTTTTCTTTAACGTAATTATAGTTGTCATTTAAAACATCGCTATTGCTATCAAGTAATAATGAAAACTCTTCTATAGATTTAGAATATCCTTTTGAGACAGCTCTATTATAAAGGTCATTTAAAACTTCTTCGTTCATTACTTTTATATTTTAGTATAGTCTATGCCTGTTGTATAATCTACTTCATCAGGGGATACATACTCTTTATTATCAAACCCATAGAACTTAGCGAGACCACTTGCGTCAGCTCTACCTCTATCCTTTAAGAAGTCTCTTAGTATCTTCATTTGGTCAGTGTCTCCGGAGTCGGTCCAATTGTTTGTATCAATAGTTATAGAGGTCTTTTCATCAGGGAATGATATGTAAAGCTCATTAGATATTATTTTCCCTGTAGAATCTTTTGATGTTTCAATTTTTATATCATCAAACGCTTCTAATGAACCACCTTTTTCAGTTAACCTTAATAGCTCTGTTTTGAAGTCAGCCTCTTTATCAATCTCATGAAATAAATCTCTAGATATTGCAGTGTCAACTATTACAGAAATTTCTTTTTTATATCCCGCTTCCTTCGCCTCAGTGGTTTGAACCTCGCTAGAAGCATTGTAGTCAGTGTAAGTACCTTGGTCGTCATAACCCATATCATCCATAATATCTACAACATTAAGCTCGTTAGCCACTAATGCAGACATAGACTCAACAAAGTCTCTTTTGTTGTCTATTGGTATACGTTTAACTATAGAAGTCTTTCCATCAACGTCAAACATTTCAATAACAACCTCGTCATTATTTCTTTCAATACTTGTAATATCTCTGTTAGCGTTAGATATGTAGTTTAGAGCTGCATCAATTTGAGATTCAGAACCGTCAAACACGTGACCAATCTTACTAACGTAGTTAGATACAAGTTTTTTCTCCTCCTTATCTTTAGCTTCCCACTGTGTAGGTTTGTTTATTTTTTTAAGTTGAGCAGCTTTTATTAAAACATCGTATTCCTCATTGTCTCTCGTAAACTCAAGCTCTATTTGTGCTTTCTCTTGTTTAGTTTTAGCTGCAGCCATATCAGACTCGTGCTTAGTTGCACGTTCTCCCATAATAGCCTCAGTATTTTCAATAGACAAGTCCATTGTTTTTAGCTCCGAAACATTCTTTTTAGCTAAGTGCTTTATAAGTTGGTCTATTTTAGCGTTTGACAATCCCATGCTCTCTAATTCAAGTGGGGTCTTAGCAGCTATAACCGCAAGGTGTTGGCGAGCAGTATCATTCTTAAGTAACAATGCATCTATTTTAATATCCTTGGTATCATTAAAATAATCAATAGATTGCTGTGATTCCTCTAAGTTTGCTTGCTTCTGTGCTCTGTCTACGTCTTCACTTATAGTTTCTTCATAACCTAACCGCCCGTCTATTTGCTCTTCAAGACGCTTATAAGCTTTGTCGTATTGATTGGTAGTAAGGTGTGGTATTAACACACCGCTATTAGGATTGTCAGGGTCGGGAGCAAGGAATATAACATCTTCTTTACCCTCATCGTCAGGATTCTTGGAATACCTATACTCCTCATCACCTCCGTCTGCTAATATACTTTGACCTGCATACGTTTCTTTAAGTTTAGCTTCAATAAGACCTTTCTTAGCCGCTAGAAACTTTTCGCTCCCAAGGAGAGATTCAATCGTACCAACATCATTAGAAAGGAAAACTGCTTTATGTTTGTTTTGAAATGAAGCTACTTGGTTTTCAGCCCACTTCCCAACATCAAGCCTATCAATCTTCTGAGTCTGTTTATTCTTTAAACTAAATATAGATGATAAATCATTAGGGTCTTGAGACATTGTTTTTATCCCATTTTCATCTACAATCATTTTAGCCATAGAGATTTGACCTGTAGTAGGGTTAATGTAAATTCCTGAAGCAGATGGGTTAGCAAACTTCTGAAGGTTTGAATTATTCCAAACCTCTAAAGCCGATGCGTCACCATTACTAGCCCTTGTCATTGTTTCTTCAAAGTCGGTATTATATTTTTCTGAAACAGAAAACATATCAGTTGTACCCTGCTCAAGATTTGCCTTCATAGCACTATAATCTCTAAGCTTTATTTGACCCGCCTTAAGTTTTTTATTAAGCATCAGCATATACTGAGAAGCATCGTCAGCGAAAGCTGACATTCTTTCATTTGCTCCTTGGTCTATACCTTGAGGCATCTCATTAAAGCCTCTAACGTAGTCATTTGAAGATTTATCAATCTCAACCTTTAACTCTTCTCTACGAATAGTTTCATCGCCTATTTGTTTTGTTAGGTCCGAGCCAATCTTGCCCCAATCTACGCCACTTACCTCAGGACGTTCGCCAAATTTATAATATGATGTAGCCATTTTTATTGGTATATAGGGTTTCCGTTTGAGTCATAAACTAATATTGGAGGTGTGGGAAAAGATTGAGATGTTACTGAAGGATTAGCCCATATATCTGTAGTATTTGTTTGTGTTGGATTGTCCCAATTTATTTCCGGAGTGGTTGTGGTGTCCGGAGTGTCGGGATTTTGAGAATACAACTCAGAGCCCTTATAAAGACTTGTTGCCATATTCCCAAGGCTTGTTACTCCTGCTTGAAGAGATTTGTTTCTAGCATTCATAGCTTGAGCTGCGGCTATCCCCGCCCCTTCTGCCTGAGCAAGGTTAAGCTCTGCCCTCTTATCTCTAAGAGAGCCTTCTTCAGTAGCCACTAATGTTTCAAGTCCTTGAATCTCTTTAATCTGCTGATTTGTTATAGCCTGCTCTGATTTTTGCGACTGAGCAAGAACCCTTCCTGCCGTAGCTGCTGCTTGTCTTTCAGACTCAGCACCCACACCTATCGCTTGGCTAGCAACTTGATTTAAAGCTTCACGTTGAGCTAAATACGGTTGCTTAGAAATGCTAAGCTGCTCCATATAATTAATATCCATTTGTTTTTCTGCAGCCGCAAAAGCTTCGTCTGCATCTCTCTGTGCACTCCTTGCTAGTTTACTTTGCTTTCCTGCTTGAACGAAAGACATAGTCGCTGAAGCTGCTCCTAATACTACTGCTGCTGCTGTTGCTACTGCCATATTACAATGCTTTAATCATTTCTTTATTATATGAATCACCCTGAGTGTACCCTTGTTTCTCGTATACATTTATAAGACCATTATGCTTTATTAAGGCATAAGCAAACTTATTGTCTAAGTTCTTTGCAATAGATGTTAACGATTCTATTAAAACCATAAGTGCTTCTTTTCGTAATTCTCTATACTCCTTGTTAGATATAATCCAATCTACCCACGCTACCTTTGAGTTGGTACTATATAAAAACCCTGCACATACAGGCGTATCTCCATCCCACACCATAATACCACCCTTACCATCTTGAGGGAGGAAATCTCTATTAGGAGCTTCCCAACCCCAAGCCTTCCACCATCCTGTAAGAATGAGGTCGTAGTCTTCGTATTGTAGTGGTTTTATAGTAAATTTCATTTAATAGCAAAGATACTAAATTTTAAGGATAGCTTTTCATAACCTCAGACTCTATAGCGAACAACTCGCTAGAAGAGGTTACTGAGGTAGGCAGGGTTAATGTAACCTCAACATAATGACCTAAGACTCCCATTGATTCAGCGGTAGTATTTTTAGCGTATAAAATAAAATCATCTACCAAAGGAGCTACTCCTGAGCCAACAGAGGAATCAACAGTAAGTGTAACTGAATGTGGAACAGCTTCGTACTGAGGAGTAATAGTTAGAATCTGACCTACATATCTAGCTTCAGTGTCGCCTTCGGTTGCGGCATATATAAAGTCACCTACACAAACTTTGCTACTTAAATCAACAGTAATTTTAAACTCTATAGAATATGTAGGACCTCCGCTAACAGCTAAAGCTTCTCCGATACCTCCTGTAGCCCTAGACTTATAGTCAGACTCTGTTAAATTACTTCCCGATGCGTCTACACCATCATTACGAACATAGGAAAACCAATCCCCTTCTTTTTTTACAAATGAAGTGCTAGTAATAGTACTTGTTTGTGAGCCTACATCTGTAAGCAAGGACACATCCCAAGCATCTGTTGCCTCTAAATTAAGCGTTTTAAAGAGCTTATTATCTAAAGGGGACTCATTTATAACAGTCTTTATCATAGAGCTTGTCGTCGCTCCGTAATACTCATTATGAGTATCATTTGTGTTGTGCCTATATAACTGCCCGCCACTAAAACTGTATAGGTAGTTGTTCATCCCTACTATAAATTCGGGATAGTAGCTATAGAAAGATGGAAATCCTTTAGCTCTTTCGCTGTATGTTAATGTATAGTTCGCCATTTAGATATATTAATATTATTAAGGGACACAATCTAGAATCGTTTTAACCACTCCGTTGGCAATCTCGAATACCCCGTGAGTTTCATCAACTCCTTCTAGCTTTGTGCCGTATGTTTTATACCATCCGTCAACTAATACATCTTCAGCGTTAGTGTCTTGGAACATAAAATCTCTTACCGCTATTTCGACACCCGAAGTTCCTCTAACGACCCCGTGATACTCAACTTGAGTTAAACTTGATGATTCACAGGCTAAGACGCTTGTGGCGAATCGCAAAGAAATCTGATTAATTGTAGGTAATACTTCAGGACACTGAATATTAATAGTAGGTGACTGAGATAAAGAACTTGCCCCACACGGAAAATCAAACTGACCAATTAAAGTGATATCAGCAACATCTGCTTTAGGGATATATTGGATAAGGCTTCCTGCAGTATATTCAAGAAGTGCAGTCGGTATCCTGTTTATCACCCCACTACTTTCAGTATCACCTGTAAATTCAAACTCATCAGTTGTAGGATTGTATGAATACATATCATAAGTAACCTGTCCACCATCCATTAAAACATCATTCCAATTAGAACAGTCATCTGCCCCACCTGTAGAATAAAAATACGATAATGAGGCAGGGATTGAAGCTTCAATTATATCGGGGTAAGCAGCTCCGGGGACTCCGGTTGTTGAAAAGCTCATGTATTTAGTTCCCGTATCACTGTGCTCTAAATACATACCTAAAGGTCTATTGGACACTCCTGTTACGGTGACCTTAATAGCACCTACAGCCGACCCAAAAGTTGTCTCTAATAGATACCTACCACTATATAATGAGGATATTGAAACTTGCGTAGTACACGAAACAGTTGAGCATAGAGGGCAATCTACAATAGGCTTTAACCCATCAGGCTCTTTTTCTTTTAAAGACATCTCAGTAAAACGCATAGTATCGGTATTACTCAAGCCTTGTATATTTATTTTAAACTCATCAGAGTCTCCAAGCCTCGTATACTCAATAGTATGAGTGTCAACCGTAGAAGGTCCTGAGACAAACTCATATCCATTGTGGTATTGAAATGTAGGTGTTCCCCCTATAGCTGAAATCTGATACTCCAACACATACGTTTTTAAGGGCTCTGTAATTGACGAGCTTGTTTGCTTAACACGAGCTAAATTAGTAGTTGTAGCATTAAGAGTCGTTACAAGCAAAAACCCAAAAGCAAACCCCGAAACGCCTACGTCAACAGTGGTCCACCCTGTCCCCGGAGGGGCAAGCTCTCCGTTAGTAAGTAATTCCACGCCTAGACCGCCCGAACTCTGAAATCTAGTAACTTCTCCATCAGAGTAGTAACCCGTAGGGGCTAAGGTAGTCATAACATCGCTAGTGTATACCGCCGTAGAGCTCTCTAGGTTTATTCCGTTTAAATAATATTCTCCAAATTCCCCCATTAGCAATCACATTCTTTAATAGTTATTGTAACCCCTTCAGCAGAAGTAGGTGTAAAAGTAGGTCTAGTAGTAGAGCATATAAGTTGACTAGTATTACCTAATAATGTAGTATCATCGACCCCATTATTATAAAGTACTAACACTGTAGACGAACCTGTGTTAGACACCATATATTGAGAGGTTGCTGATACACAAGCACATTGACAGCATACCTCTTCTAGGTTTGCGCTACTCTCATCCCCCGCCTGATGACATAGTAAGGTGGGGTTAATGGTACGTAAATCCCAAACTAAGTATATATAATCGTATACCCCGTCATATAATAAAAATTCAGCGTGATACCTACTGTAGTCTACTGTAGGGGTTAATGTTCCTCTACCCACTCCTCCGCCTGCTATATCATCTAATAAATCACTTAATCCCTCTGCAGTGTTTGGGTATAATGTACTTGTAGATACGTACATAAACCTATCCCCCGCACTATTCGAATAGTCATCAGAGGTCCACTTATTAGTGGTCATAGTTACCGTGTTCCCTTTAATGGGAATATTACCATCTCCTTGCTCTCCTGTACTTGATTCATAGGTAGATGAAAATATAAGGTCGCTAGAGTTCTCGGCGAAATTGATAATCTGTTCGGGGCTGTACGTAGTAAGCCCATCACTATCATAACTCCAATTATGGTGTAGAGTTTTTCCCGAATCATCGTTATTGGTTAAAACAATATCAAAAACCGTAAGCTCATTTCCTGCAGGACAATTAGAGGTAATGTCAAACGTAGCGTCCAAGCCATCAATTTTAGAAATCGTAACATAAACCTTAGACGGGAGCTGCTTATCTTTATCAAAAGAGTGCGTCCCTAAGCCGGACATTTCGTCGTTAATTTGTACGATTCCATCCCATGTAACCTCTAGATTAACAGGGGCGGCAATAGGGACTTGGAAGGCAAAGTCCACTAAACCTAGGGTTGTAGGCATATCTATGCAGTAAGAAAGGCTGTCATCGTCATTTAAGACAAAAGACTGCTTCTGACCACAAGGGATACACTCATCTTCTGAAGGTAAACTTATATCGTTATTAGATAGAACATACTCATTCATGTACGGGTCATAAGCCCCTAGCTTTTGCGTGTCAAAACTTTCAGTAAACAAATCTCTAAACCAACTACGCATACCCATATCGGATATTACTGTTAGAGACTCATTGGCATGACCTCCTCCTTTAAGCTGTATTACTGCACCCCTCTTGGCATCAGTAAAGAACTTGTCATGACCGTAGGCAGCAAAGCTCTCTGTATTATCGCTAATGCCATAATTTTCTAGTCGAGCTATCTGCTTTCCTAAAACCTCAGGCACTGACGTTAGCACATCACCTCCTGACGCATCTGATAATAAATTCTTACCCGATAGAACGTAGGATATTTTATCTTCTTGCAAGACAAGTATGTCGGTTTCACGAGCATACATTTTATTGATAGGACCAAAAGAGTCTTCAAGAGATTTAAAGTTGGCTAACCCTAAGTTAAATTCATTTAATCTATTAAGGTTGGTCTCATCATTATATATTCCGCTATAAGTAATGTCAGTCTTTCTATGTGATTCCTTGGTTTCTTGAGCAGATACCGTAGTAACACGATTACCTATTCTCATTGCCTTACCTTTAACTGAATCTCTAATAGTAAAACTTTCAACCCCATTACCAAAAGTATAGCAGTTAGAAAAGTTTAAGTGTAATATCGCAGGAAGAGTAGAGGTTTGGTCTTGGTCTTCAGCATTTGCAAAATTACCACCATCTAAGTGGTAGCCTGTGGTAGTATCAATTGGATACGAATCCTGACCTTCATACCAAATCTCAGGTAGAGACTCTACAGGTTCAGTCTCAAATACAATTAAATTCTGAGCTCTATATACTTCGAAGGTAGCTCTTATATTAGCATCACTACCGCTACCCGAACAAGACTTAGTTCCGCTCATTAAAAACCTAATCTCAGAGGTAGTTTCGTCTTTATACCATCTATAGTGGTTAGTGCCTAAAGAACCGCTATCTTCAAAGGCATCTATATCTCCCTCATCTATAGCCAAATCGGAGTTGTAGATATTATTAATTGACGTAGGGCTTTTAGTCCCCGTGTTAATTATAGAACCTATATTATCTCCATTCCACCAATCAATTATATTGGCATATTCATTTGAGGACACAAACTCTCTCTTAAGCTTATAGCTTCTATACTCGCAAGAATTACCGCTCCCGTGCTCGTTTCTATATAAATCAAAATCAATCTTAATAATAGAGCCTGAAGGTATGTCTAAGTTGTCGAAATTCCCACTTTCATCCTCAGTACCAAAGCCTTTATATTGCAGGTAAACTATCTCCCCTCCTGAGTTTTCTTCAGCGTGTTGTCTTCCCGGTAATATAGTTGCATCATCACCTAAAACTGTAGAAAAGTCATTAGCAAACATCTTCATATATACCCCCGAAGGAGTTGGGACTACATTATCATCTCCATCAACAGGAGAAATGAAATCATTCTCTTGAGACTTCTTTTCTAAAACAGTTGCTATAGCACAATTACCCATAGCCCCTTGCGAGTCTCTCTTGATTATATATCTATCCCCTTCCTCTACCTTAGCTATATTCTCTCCTTCTAGCTTGAAGTATGTTGAGTTGTCAGCAGGGTCAACGAAGTATAACTGTGAATATATGGTCTCATAGTTTTCACCATCAGGCTTAATTACAAACTTATATCTACTAGCAAAATCAGGAGCTAATTGTGATGTTGGTATGTTAACTTTAATTTTGTTTTGTGTAGTACTTGCAGAGCAAGGAATATATACTGTGTTTTGTGGGCTAACTAAAGCTGTTGTTGCTCTATTAAACTCATCCATATATACAATACCAACCTCATAACCTCTATTACTATGTAAGCTAGTAGGGCTACCTACCTCTTGAAAATAAAATTCAGCTAGGCTAATATCATAATACTCATAAACAGAATTGGCAGCAGTAGGAGTTGCGATGTCGGTTGTATAGCCCATTGCTAATATAGTTATAGATAATGAATTACCTGATACTACGGCTGTAATGGGCTGCAAAGATGCGGTAATCCCGCTCTCAAACTTCGAAAAGTCAGATAGAGAACTTGGTAAGGCACAGTTGAAAACATCTGTAAAGGTACTTCCGTCGCAAGAACTATCAACCGCCTCAATTGCACCTTCAACCCCTATCTTGGATTGAAAATCAGGAGAAGTAACAAGGTCTGACACGTTAGCAAAATCCTGAAGTAATCTATAAGTAAACCCTACCTCTAAGCCACTAGTTGTTGTTTCGGGGTCATCGGGAATACCTGAAAATGTACCTCCGGTTACTGTAAATGAAAATGAAATTACAGCACCTTTTGTTAAGTTATTGCTAACAGGCTCTAAATCAACTATAACCGTACCATTAGAAGATTCGGCTGAATCAATGGCATATGTTTTTGATGCTACAGAACTAGTTAATTCGCTAAGTTCAATATTAGTATTTGTAGTGTCTATAGAATAATTTAGCCTTGTTCCAATCCCATCACGAGCTAAGTCATATCCGTCAACATAATTTCCATACATAATACGGTTACCCATTAAGGTCTGAGACTTTGCAAGCAAAGGGACATTATCGTACAAGCGTAATATCTCTGAACTTGAAAGGACTGTAAATATTTTACTATTAATAAATGAGTACGTGTAGCTTGTGTAATCAGAATAATTTAATCTATCCTTATCTAAACACTCAATAACTTTAATTATGCTTGAGTCTGACTCCTTAAAAAGAATGTCAATAGCCTTTACTTGTGGTCCTCCTGTGTAAAAAACAACATCTGCCGTATTCGAACTGTTAACCATCCCGTCATTCAGATAGCTTTCTGTAGACAAGCTAAAAGGTTTAGGGGTAAAGCTAGGGTTTGTAAATTGCGATGTAGCTGAGTATTCATTGTCAGCATATCTATATCTATACCCAAAACAAATAAACCTCTCCTCCATGAAGGTGTCTGTAATGTTGCTATCAATAGCTGATACTAACGGAGCTTGGGCGGGAGGGTCAACAACAACTAGTAAATCATTGTAGTCAAATTCGTCTACGCTATCTATACCTGTTGGGTAAGGATAGTTTTTACTTACATTTATTTTCCTTGGAGGATTGTAGTTGTCTGTAAAAAATAATAACTCACCAACCTTATTAACATTAGTTATAAGATATTTTGGATTGAAGTTTAACGTAGTATTTAGTGTGTCTTCAGAATTTTGAAAACTCACAATATGATACTCAGAACTTTTAACCTTAGTATCATACGATACTATCAGGTCTGCCTTCCCGGTGGCTGTAGATGAAGCGTCGCTATCATGTATAAACCAATAAATAGTCTCACAAGCACCATCCTCAAAAGCCCCAATACACCTAGCACTAGCACTCAAAGAATATTGAGTAATCCCATATACGCCTAAAGAGATTGCAGTTAACATATCATTCCCTTTCGACGACTCAACAGAACCAACCTCCGAGCCCTCAGTAGAGCCAAGACGAACATTCATTGCATCAACGTACTCTCCGTTAGGAACAAGACGCTCATCAGTCATCTTATTCATCCTTCCGGCTACAAAGTTTCTTTTACTATTGCCCATACTACTTAATCCACTTGCTTTGCCCTCTTAGATTCATAAGCAATCTACCGGGATGTATGTTACTGATTCTGATTTTAGCGTTACGTAGCAACGCTATCTTTTGCTTCTTAGCCCTAGAGACTATATACTCTTGAACCCCAAGCTTACTGTTTAATATAGCGTATTGTATGTACGCATATACAAAGTCTTCAAATAATTTATTTACTGTTATAAGTGAGTTATCACCACCCTCCATACCATCAGAGACATACTCTAGGATTACAGACTTCCCTGACATAGTAGAGTCGAAATTTATCACCCCTGCTTTTGGGTTTATCTTAAATGTAGGATTGCAATTAGCTGTCTCAGTATTTAAACCATACCTAGCTCCTATCTGAAAGTCAAAGTACCAAGAACCATTATAGCAGTATCCCTCATCACCATTAAAAGGGCTAGAGCTATTTAGATATATACTCTTCTTAGTCCCTTTTATTCTAGCAAAATCTAACTCTGAGTATTCTGATTTTAAGACGCTACCATTTTCATCAAATAGAAGGTCGTAGTTATTATCCTGCAGATAACCCTGAGCAGTAGTTAGATTAATATTCTCTGTTAACGGATATAGAACTCCGTTTTCAAACATTGATACTCTAACCCAATTAACATAATCTGACGGTAATATATATCTTACGCTATCGGATAGGGTTAGCTCAATAGCTTTAATTTCCTTAAACGCATCGTAGTTAAGCTCTTGTATTGCACGTTTTGCGTGAAACAGAACCTTATACCTCTCCTCGTTATTTACAAGGGAGTGGTTTCCTTGATACATTAGCATAAAATTATTTACTACATCTCTTAAGCTAACGTATTGATACGACCCCCAATCTTTATTCTCAGGAGTTTTACCGCTATTTTCGTAGTATTGGTGTTGAGATATATATGCCATTGTTATTGTTCTATGTTATTTTCTTGCTCTTCTACTTTTCCAAACTTATAGACCATATCCTCACGTACCTCTACCCCTGCATACTGAAGTATTTTAACTACCAAATCATTTTGATTATCTAGTGGTAACTCAAAATCTTGATAATCTGCAGCAGATGCATTAAATAATGGGGCTTGCCCAACGAGAGTTGAACTATATGTCCACACGGGGTCTTTAGGGTATCGTATATACTGACACGTTATATCTCCTGTGCCGTTAATTGTCAATGGATGTATAGTCATAGTCACACCTTCAGTAGTATATGCGGGAAACTCACAACTAGGAGCGGTAAGAGGTGATATGTTAAGTGCTGAAATCTTACCCTGACTAATTCTCTCTACATCTCTAAACTCAACTTCATAAACATCAATACTGTTTATCACTGCTGTAGTGGCTGACGCATCTTTAGCAAAGACTTCAAACACCCCGGTAACTGTCGTGGTAACTGTAAAGTTGTGAGTATATACACCCGCAGTAGTATATTCAGCACTATAGGTAGCAGCATCACCATTAGCGACAAAAGCTATCTTACCTGATGATAAAGATTCTATATCAATTATTGCCACATAATGTTTACCATTTTCAAAAACCCTATAGGTAGTATCGGTATAAGTATCTAGAGGTGCGGCTGTAAAATCCAAAGTTTCAGTTGTATTATCAATAGCTACCGATGAATCACTTAAGTACCAATAATCACCCGATTTAAATTCATTGTTATTTAATAACTGAGGCTTTTTACATAAACATAAAACCTTATTTATAAGGTAGTAGTCTGAGCCTGTTGTAGCAACTGATGGCATAAAATAATCATTTACCAATGATGGCGTTTGCTCTAAAGTCTTAGTTACAGAGAACAAGTCTATTGCCTCAAGAATGCCTTTAGATATATCTGCATAATCAGTACCTGACTTACGTATATTCTCTTGATTTAATTGATTATTATAATCATAGAAGTAGCTCTCAAATATCTCTAACTGAGCCTGCTTAGCGTACAGGTTGAAATCAGAAGGAGAAAGGTATCCGTAGTTGTTCTTGTTTAGTACAGCAAGGACTGTGGTTCTAACTGAATCAATCATTTTAAAATCTTTTTACAAATATACGCAAAAAAAAAAGAGCCCCCATAGAGCCCTTTAGTAGTATATTATATCATCACATTACCCCGCTATAATATCTTCAATATCCACAGGAGGATTAATGTTAAGGATTTTATTTGTGTCGCTAAAGGCGGATAGTCTAGTAATACTGTCTTGAAAGAAGTTTCTCATTTGAAAAACAGAGGACGCACTTTCTCCGTCATATGTGATAGAGAGAAAATCACTACCACTTGGAGTATTCGTATAAAGCAAATCGACAGTATTTGTATCGGGAGCATCAACCCTTGTAATAGTATCAATACCTATTAGCTTAGGTTGATTCTTAATTAAACTTAAATCTATGCTATTAAGAATTATGTAGTCTGCCGAGTCGTCACTTTTAATTCCAAAAGAAAGGTCTTGTGCTCCTGAGCCACCCATATCAAATAGAAACTTATTATCTCCTTCTTTAGGAATAACAGTTAGATAAGTGCTGCCATTATAAATTTGCACTGTAGGCGTTCCGCTGATTGACCTTACATTGAAATTAACAGCATAGTTCTCGCCACTAGTTACAGCCCCTGTGTTTTTCATAACATACACCGAATCGGTAGGGCTACTCATTGTTAAAGTGTTATTGGCGAAATTAAAGTCAAACATATTCCCCGACTCAGATACTCCCGAACTTGCTCTTGTCCAATCATTAGCAAATTTATTTGTAGCCGTTACAGATATTCCTTTATACGTGACCTTTCCTGAATTATTGTTCCCTGCTCTAAAATATATAGTTGAAGTGTCTCCTACAGCCGTAAATACGAAGTCTGCTGAACCGTCTGTACAGTCTACATTTCCAATCAAATTAATATTTACTGTAGCAGGACCTAAGTCGTTACCACTAATTTTCGTAACAGAATCAATAGTAAGCCTATACTCTGCACCACTAACTGTTGGTACAGAAAGTGCCGCACCACTATTAGTAAAAGCGGTATCTATAGTAAGTTTTTCGGATTCAATCGCCGATGTGGTCGGAACACCGCCCGGAATGTAAGTGTCCCATTGGTCAGTAGGGTATGAATCTGAAATAGCTCCATTTACCACACCTGAAAACCACCCGTTCTCTACAGTCTGTACATCTCCTGACTCTTTTATAGAAACATCATCAAAGAGCATATAGTCATCCTCTGTTGTCGAATCAATTTTTAACGTAAAATAAACAACGCCTGATAAGGTGGCTAGCCAAGTATGGGTGTGAACCCCATTGCTATCAAAACTTATCGCTGTAGACTGCCCCGATAGGCTCATATTCCCCGCTGTAGAGCCAAACCCCATACTAGATATAGCACTAGAAGAATTTCCTTGAGAGCTTTTATAGGTTACTGAATACGTCTTACCATCCACTATAGTTACACTAGTAGTAGCCATTGATGCAGTGCTATCACGGTTAGTGACTTTTAGTTCACCGTCGGATATAGATATATGTGAGCCGGAATCAGCAGGAGACCATCCCGTTATTCCGTCGCTAAAATCACCATTAGTAACCGCTTCAGGACCATACTCGTCAAAGTCAGGGTTATCTAAAAGGTGATTTATTTGATAAGCCTTATTAAGTTTTAAAAATTTTGCCATTACTATTTAGTCTTAAGATGTTGTTATCGTGGATATTGCTAAAACCTCATTATATATACTATCCCTAAATTCATTTAAAGGTATATCTAATCTTGTTACGGTTGCAGACTTACTATTAAGTACTTCAATGTTTCTCTCTATAACATTTGAGACAAACTCAGAGTCAGTAGCCATATTTAGAGATGTAAACACAAGCTTACTTGCGTACACTCCTCCTGAAAAGAAAAACCAAGTAGTGTTAGAGAAGGCAGTAGATAAATCATAATTTGACATCATAAAGTCGTCTATCTTAAAGATAGTATTCCCTCTCGTGTCTCCATTAGCGGCGAATGTTGTCCAAGATTTACTACCGCTCTTCTCAAAAGATAAGTTCTCATTAGATAGCGTTAACGTATTATCATCAACCACTTCAGTTACAACCGCCTCAGTATTATCAGAGGTGTTAAATACAACATCTCCAACCTTAGCTGTAGTAAGGAAGCTTTCCCCTGTAGATTGTAAGTTGTTATATACTGCAGCTTTTACTGATAAGCTGTCAACATAAACTCCGCCGCCATCACCCTCTTCTCGTAATTTAATATCACCATCACCCGCTATAAAAGTACCCGTATAGGTGGTGTAAGCGGATGGTATGCTTTCATAATGTTCAACTACAAGGTCGCTAATAATCTCCAAAGCACCCGCTCCCGCATCTGATTTGACTACTAAAGTGTAGTTATAGATTCGTCCTACTTCTGCACCAATACCTTGAGATACCCACGCACCTCCTGTAGGTATGTAGGCTGCACCTCCTGTAATTGTAGCTCCACCATTTTTAGTCCAATCCGTGTCAGTGATAAAATCACCATTAACAACCGACTCGTCATCACTAATACTATAAAGTGCTTCCTTTATAGAGATTTCGCTAAACACCCCTGTCTCGTCGATAGTAGTAGTTATAGCCCTTAATGATATACCTGCTGTATCGGTGTATGCTGCAAATCTATATTGCTGAGTTACAAAAGCTGTAGATGTTGTAGCTGTTCCATCAACAAACATACCACCCCCAACACTTGACCCTGAAGTTATCTCAACATCAACAGCATTTAAAGCCTCGGACTTAAGAGTCACAGTCACAACATAAGCCTTACCTTTTTCTATAGGTACGGATTGCTTTGCCTCGCCATATAACGTGCCACCCGTTTCAGTTACAGTTAATTCTCCTCCTGATTCTGTTAATGTAGCATTAGTAGCAGTCCATTGGTCAGTCCCAAATGAGAAGTCCCCGTTTACAACTAACTCAGCACCCGTGGTGGCGAACTCAGTGAAAGCTCCATTTGACATTCTATTTGGTACACCTAAAAATTTTGCCATCTCTTAATATTAGACTATTAATATGCACAAAGATAATAAAAAAAAAGGAAGCGTTTCTGCTCCCTCTTTATACTACTTAGTCTCTGAGACCTTTTCTAAAAACTCTAAGACCTCTAACCCTTCATCACTCTGTAGATATGAAGATACCACATATAGTGGGTCTTCACCAAATGGGATGACGAGCATTCTCTTCTTATTACTTGGGGTATTAAAGAATACCTCTTTCTTATTTTTTCTAAAAGTTAAAATGCTATTATCAAAGAATGACTGCACCTTTGAGTCAATATGTAAAGAAGCATCTCCAACCAAATCTAAGAACCCTTTAGGGTCTTTCTTAGCAAATAAAATAATGTCTCTCCGAAGTTCAGATGACGTTATTAATCTAGGGTCTGTACCAAATGCTACACGAGTAATAGCCTCAACTTGGTCAATAGATAACTCACGAGCTGCTATTAAAGCGTCAACCTCTAGATTAAGGTCCTCAACAACATCAATAGCCTCTTTAGCTTTATCAATTAATGAATACTTAATTCCATTTGAAGGGTGTACCTCTAAAAACTTTTGTAAAACTTGGTTGTTTTTTGGAACAGTTAAGAACCCGTCTTCAAATATAATAGGCTCTAATATTGCGTTCCCATCTTGCTCATCCTCAAAAGGACTCTTTTGGTTACGGGCATATCGAAGTGGTTTATTAACTCCCTCTTTCTCGTCAAACCATAATAACGGAACTCTTCTTGTGCTTCTTGATGTTAGAATAAATGTTAGCGGGGTAGATTGACCTACTAACTTATACTGCTTATCTGTATACTCTACTGTTTTTTTCATTTGAATTTAATTTGAATTTAAAAAATAAAGAGAGTCCGTTCAAACGGACTCTCTTTTTAAATATACTACGATTCGAATAAGAAGAAGTTGTTTGCCCCTAAGGTACATACAGCTCTCTCAGACAAAAAGTTAACCTCCATTGCATCTAAGTCAGAGGTAGAAGCACCACCTGCTGAACCTGTAATCCAAGTCTTGTAACGTCTGTCTTCAGTTTCTGAAGCACGGTAACGCACGTGTAAGTAAGGTCGCTTAGCGTTCTTTCCTAACACTTGGTCATACACTGTAGTCGAACCTGCAGGAACTAAAAGCCCATTGATGAAGCCTGAATCTGCAATAGACGAAAGCCCACCACGCATTGTAGGGTCGTTTAAATATTTCCAATCAGACTTGTAGAAGTCGTATCCTCTTCGGAATCCTGTGAATCCTAAGTTCAACGCCATATCCTTGTCATTATCAAATAGACCGTATGAAGTACCACTTCCTCCGTAAGAGTTTTGAGCTGCTAGCATATCATCAATATCGAACCCAAACTGACGGTCAACAAAGATAACATTCTCTTCGATAGAACCTTGCTTGTCAAGACGTTGGATGACAGTATCGAAGTTTGCTAAAGTAGTTGGGTTTGCTCCCGACCATACATTACCTCTATTTTTAACTACATAGAATACGCCATCAGAACCTGCAATACCTGTTTCTAAAATTGCCCCTGAATCTGCTTCTGCAGGAACTGCTTCCAACATAGCTGTCTCTAAGTAATCATCAAAACGTAGACGAGTCTCGTGCTCTGACTTTAAATACCAAAGGTATCCTGCTGCTCCATTCTCTGTAGTAACCTCAACCCATCCGATTTGTGCCATATCAGAACCTGATACAGAGTACTTATCTTTAAGGATAATAGGCTTGTTGTCAAAGAATACGTCTTCAGACTCTAAAGAGCCTTCCATCCCGGTTGTTCCTTTTCCAAATTCAGACCCATAAATAAATACAGTTCTAGTGAGACCTGTACCACCTACTTGTCCGGCGGCTTCATAGTAAGAAACATCGAAAGTTCCTGCGCTAGTATTTACGTCAGTAACAATTGCTTTGTTGCTTCCTGCTCCTGCATTATCGGAAATCATAACTGTATTCCCTACACGAACGGCGATACCTGTAACTCCGGAATCGGATACCGTAATAGTTGCAGTGTCTGCTGCTGCTGCCCCATCCGAAGCACAGCTTGTGTATTTAGTATGTAATCTTCCTTGCTCAGCCCACTTAATAAGGTCTGAGTTAGAGGGCATCTCTGCTCCTACTAAACGTAGAAAAGATGCTACGGTACGATTACCGTATCTTTCAAATTCCTTTTCATAAGTATCAGGAAGATACTGATTCAAGAAATCAAAGTTTGTAATATAGTTACTCGCTAAAGCAACTTGCTCTGAGCTAGGTTGTAAGTCATAGCCCGGTGATACATCTACTGCCATTTTTTTGTTTTTTTAAAATTTATTTTCTTTTAATACTTCTAATCTTTAAACCTCGACCTGAATCATCATTTAAAGATTTAAACTGCGTCCCCGATTTAGGTGTTGACATAGGGGCGTTACGAGTAGTCATATTTATATTTTTTGTCTTTCTCATAACGTCTTCCGTTGCACTTGACCTTCCTTGCTCATAAAAAAATTGAGCAAACTTCTCAGGATTCATTGCGACTGCTAACGCTCTATGGTATCCTGCAGCGTCATTCATTAACCCTTTATCGTCTAAGTATTTGTTAACAAAATTCATAGGCGAAAGTTGAGCTTTTCTAATGTCATCTGCATTTCCGGGACTAAATGTTAATTGGTCTTCCCCAATATTGAACTCAAAACCTTTGAACTCATTGTTGAATACCTCATCAGTCTTTTTGGTAAACCAATCAGACTTACGTTTAGTCTCCTCCTGTTGCGTAACAGCCTCATTTAAGTATTGCTTATAAGCTTGGTATTGTTCCTGTTCGCCGTTAGACAAAGCTTCCGCCCTTGACTCAAGGGGTTGCTTGTAAATGTCTTTTTGCTCATTGAAAAAATTCTTAGCCTTAGCAATAGCTTTTTTCTTAGATATCTTAATCTTCTTAATATCAGACTCATCATCTAAGTCTTCATCGTAAGAATACTCTTCCATTAATGATTGTATGTCATCATCATCAAGAGCAGTCTCAGTTGTCTTAAGATATTCTCTTATTAAATCATCAGGATTCATATCATTAAAATCACGCTGTAACTTAACGTAATCGCTAATACCTCTTCCCGTTTCTTTTTTATATTTAAAATAAGCAGCCACATCTTCAGGTAATTCTTCTTGAGCCTCACGCTCTTCGAACAACTCATCTACTGATGTAATCTCCTTATTATACCTTTCTCTAATATGTGAAAGAACTTGCTCTTCAGTTATTCCCTGTACCTCTTCTTGCTCTTGGGTAGATTCAGAACTATCATTGCCTGCCCCTACTTCATTGCCGTTATCTGTACCCTCTACGGATTCTTCATGCTTCTGAAGTAATCCCTCTTCAATTTCTGCTGTTGATTTCTGTTCTACAGCCTCTAATGACTTTACTTTAATTTCCATTTGATTTGAGTTTATGCAAAGTTAAACAAAATTTATTTATATTTTAGACGGATTACCTTGGGCTAAACTCTGATAAGTCAAACCCATCTAAGCTATCCTCATTCGATTCAAAAGTCATAGGAGGTAAATTATTCTTCCGTTGAGAAATTAACTTGCTCTGTTCTGTATTCTGCTGACTAATACGAGAACTCTTCGCTCCCTCTCTTTGAGTCTCTCTTTCTTGTAAAGCACTCTCAGATATACCTCTTAATCTCATATTTAAATCAAACTCTTTATCCATAAGCACAGCCTTAAGCTTAGCCTCATTATTCATCTTCTCAATCTCAAATGCAATCTCGGCTTGCTTGATTTGCATCTTCGCCTGAGATTCTGCTTGAATCTTTTGCATGGCTGTCTGAGAAGCTAGCTGCTGTGATTTTATTTGTTGCTGTGCCGTTATAGCTTGTTGCTGCATAGCCATTTTTTCATCACGCTCTTGCTTCTTAACTCTCTTAACCTTAAGTAGCTGATTAGCTAGTTTAAGATTCCTAAGCTCTCTAATATCAATTGCATCTTCAAGATTTATATCGCCCTTAGATAGAGCCATCTGTATGTTTGCTTCTAGCTGAGCTTTCTCTTCCTCATCAGGAGAGACCTCTATAAAGATTCCGAAGTCATATATGTATAATTCACTAATATCTTTAAGTATAGAAACATTATACTTTCCAATCTGATTAGCAAATTCATCTTTAAAGTCTGCGTACTCTAAGACATCAGCCACTCTATAAGTTAAAGCCTCAGCTAACGACCTATACATATAAAGACTTGCATCAAGTATATGCCTTGTTGCAGTATTAGAGTTTAACGCTGCTAACTTCTGAACACCAACCAAAGAGTTAGGGTCAGGAGTAGAGCCGTCTCTCGCTTCATTTAAGCCTGTTACAGCACGTATCATTCCTAAGTAATGATTATAGTTACCTATAAGCATTTGAGTCTTGCTAGCCCCTGAATTTGATGTTAGCTGAGTGATAGGTACTTTACCTTGATTGTAGTCACCATCTTGCGTATAGCTTCTACCAATAACACTACCTGTTTGAAAGTACAGCCTTAAAGCGTCTTCGGGATTATATGCGTTACCTGTCCCAAGGTCAATCTCATTTAATCCATCGGCATCTATAAATACACCATCAGGGACTACCTTAGATATAACCTGCTGTAGTTTTAAGTGAGTTATTTGTATTAAGTCTGCAAAAGGAATCATTCTTCTTACTAATGACTCAATCGCTCCCTTATACATCCTAGGGGCAACAGCAACATAATTCGGTATAGCGTGTTGACTAGCAGACTTAGGTCTAACCATATTCTCCGCCAACTCCCACTTAAGGATTATGTTAGTTCCCATAACCATAACTCCCTCATACCAAACATCAATAGTCCTTTCAACTTTCTCAAAATTACCCTCCTCCATCATTTCTGTAGGTGGGTTAAATTGGTCATCCTTCTCTATCATTTTAGAGTTACCATTATCATAAGACTTCTTCTTGTAGACTATCTTATTGGTAGTCTTATAGTTGAAGTACATTACTGTAGCTGTATCTTTACGGAAAATATCGTTATCAGAAAATTGAGCTGTATTATAATAATTGTACCAACTTTGGCTGTATTTAGAAATCTTCTCTAAATCCTCGTTAGTTAATGATGTGTCAATCTTATTAAGCTCAATGATTGGGATGGTTTTAACTTCCCCCCAATAAAAACAATCTTTAAAGTGAGGGTCTTCAGTGTAACTGTATATAACATTTGCAGGGTCTACATAGCTAACTTTTACACCTGCTCCGGGAAGGAACTCGTGCTTTGCTACACTTACACCTAATACAGTTAAATCGTAATCAAACCTTTTCCTAAGGTCAACGTATTTATTTTCAGCAAATAAAGTATTAATAGCCTCCTCCTCTGCTATCTCAATAGCAGGCTTGTAGTTTAAATTCATATACAAGGAAAGCTCCTCGTCATTTTCAGGAAGGTCATCAGGATTCATTGTAAACGGATTCATCCCCGACTTCTCCTGAATAGTTGTAAGCACGTCCTTAGCAGCCATCTGCCCCTCTATCATGTCTTGATATATGCTCCTCTTAGACTGAGACATAGCATCCTCTGCGTAGGCATTAACTTTAAAAAGCCTGTCTGACATTCCATTTACTACAATATCAACAAACTTAGATAGTATAGGAACGGGTGTCCAATCTAAATTCAAATAAGATAAGTCCCCATCTATGGCTAACTCATTCTTATACTTCGCTACAGACTGCTCACCTCTTGCATATAATCTTAACTTATGGAAATCTCTCCATTGGTCGTAATATCTACAAGAATTTGAATCCTTTTTAAACCACTCGTATTGAATAGCCTGCCCTATCTGAAGTCCAAACTCATCAGTCGCCTTCTCACTATCCGACACAAGTTGACTAGGAAAACCGGCAGCCGATATGTTAATGTTTACCTCTTTCATCTATCTTAATAATTCACTAATTGACCCCTTGTTATTGTATCTAGCAAAGGTAACACTTATTTTTGACTGTTTTTGTTCGGGAAGGTAGAGGTGCTTTTGGTTAGCCATAATTGCTAACCCTGAGCTAATAGATGCATCAAACTTTGTTCTGTTGTTAATATCGAATCTAGCCCAATCTTCAAGAGTTCTAGCAAAAGGCATTGAACCTATCTCATCTGAATCTCTGTATGAACCAATCATATCCAACCCTACGTGTTTCTCTATATAAGATTCAATAGCAGATGCGTGTGACTGCTTAACATCCTCAGAAGAGTTTGGTATTCCTCCCAACTCCTTCTCTGTCTTTGATAGTTTATTAAAAAGCTTGTCAGGTCTATTCATAGAGTATCCCCTATAGCCCCTATTCTTAAAGTGATATAGTAGTCTTGGTTTATTATTCTCACACAGGATTGGCATTCCGTAAAATATACAAGCCATAAGAACCTCTTCAAAGAATATCTCTGCAGTTTGAGGTCTAGCTATGTACTCAAGAAAAAACTCACTACTAGGGGCTTCGTCCATATTAAATTTAGTAAGCCCATGAAGAGAACCATTAGACCCCTTACCTCCTACTGTTCCTGATATATCATAGGAGTCACATCCAAACGACCCGATATGTTCGTTCCCCGGATAGAACTGCCCTCTCTTACTTACCTTTCTATTTTGTAAAGACTTATTAGGCATCCAACTTACCAAGAATCTACCCCTCGTGTCAGGACTAAATATAACTTGAGTATCCTTCTGACCATCTTTCCAATGGAATGACCCACGAGTAACGTGGTGCTCCATAATTAATGAGTCGTTATAATCTATTTGCTGATATATCTTAGTTAGGTTGAATAATGAAGACTTACTTTCATCTCTAAAAGCGTGTGACTCAGTACGAGGAAATTGTCGGTAAAACTCATTCAATGCATCTGCATCACTCTTTAGTGAGGCTACCTCAGCCTCCCAATAATCAACTGCCCCGTTGTCTATCATCTCATTATCTACCCCAAGTACAGGTTGTTTTGGCTTTTTAAATACAGGCATTCCGTATCTATCAATAAACCCCTCCATGTTCCACTCCATAGGGATAAATAAAGAGTACAACCCGCTTTTCGTTTGACCGTTAGCATTCCTACTTTCAACACTTGAGTCTTCATAAAGCTTCTTAAAGTTGCCACCACCCTTTGATAAGGCGTTAGATGTAGAACCCATAAGGCATTTACCTATAATCTTGCTACCTAATCGTAAACAAGTTTTAGTTACCCTCCAATTGTTTAATATATTATTCGGCTTAATCCACTTTCCGCTTTCATCATGTACTAGTAGGAGTAGCTTCTCACCATCATATGAGTTATCATCTGTATTCTTCCAATCTATAGTCGTATCTAACCCCTCTAACTCTTCTACTGATACGTCATACATATTCTTCTTAGTAATCTTAGATGCAGGAATCCTAAAGGCAAGCTCCGTCTTAGGCTTATCCATACCATCTTGAATTGGCTTAAAGAAGAAAGGCAGCCTATTAGATATAGGAACTACTTTATCGGTAAACATTTTCTTAGCATCAGACCCCGTCTTTGATAGTATCCCTACTCTAGAGTCTTTAGCTAACGTCCCTATATTAACAGCCTCTGATGAGCCCATAAATGAAAATCCTGAACGCCTAATCTTTAGGTATGCCATTCCAAAGGAACGCTTATCAGCCCTACTTGCTTCCCAAAAAATAAAAAAGATTCTATTTGCTTCACGGTAATCAGGATAGCCCACATCAATACTAGTCCATTGTAAGTACATATAATGTGACCCCGTTATGTAGGTGGGGTCTCCTTGATTCATAAACCAAAACCCCTCATCCCTTCTATCGAACTCAGACTCTATATAGTCAACCCACCTATCTTTAAATGGAGAGGACATATCATTCCATTGGAATATAGAGTTAATTTTTTGTAACTCCTTAGGGAGTCCTTCTCGTTCCCAAAACTGTAAAGATTTAGTGTCGTGTCTTTTGTGGCATTCCTTAGGGGTGGGAGGTAATCCTATCTTTAATCCCGATATCTCTACCACCTCACCTATCTGTCCTGTCTTAGATATATTAACAAAGTCATACTCAGAATTATACCCATAAACCCAACTACGCCCACTATTCTTCTTAGATAACGGGCGTGACGGAATGTAATCATGGACTACACGGTATAATTTATTTAGACCTTCGCTCTGCAAATCCTTGTTTTGTATCTGTTCTGTTAGGTCCTTGAGACTCTAACTTAATATTATCTTTCTCAGTATCAATACGTTTAAGTATTTCAAATGCATCAAATATAGATAGCTTCTTTGAGGCTGCAGCGTTCTTTAACTTGTCTGCCGCTAACTCATCCTCAGGGTCAGGCTTTATAATCTCCTCCTTAGCAACTTTAATCAATTGCTTGACAGCCTTATAACCTGCTTCTATAATTTCTTTCCTTAACTCCGTTGAATCCATTATATTTTTTTTAAAAATATTACTTGGACTAACCTAGACTCGTCTCCTTCCCCAAAATTATCTTTAAGGTTTCTAGAGTGAGATTCTTTAGAGTCAAAGTAACACATTCTATTAAACTTATAATCTACAACTTTAATCCCTTCCTTTAGGCTGTATATAGTTGTTCCTGCTCCTTTAGGATATTCTTCATTAAGATACAACAAAACAGTTACATCCCCCATCATTTCATCTGTATGAATATAATTAGGCTCTAACTGCTTGTATGGAGACTGTCTTATAAAATTAAAAGCAATCTTATATCCTTTAAACTTGTCTAATACATATTTTGAAAAAGCATCATCTTCCCTAGGTTGTATTCCTTTAAAGATATAGTCGCCATCAGCGAAATCTATAAAAGGGTTGTTAAGTATATCGTTAACATACTGCTTAGGATTTAATATTATATCATCTATAACACCAACCATTAAGCTTTCATAGTTACTTGGTGGTCAAACACTCTATATAAAGTCTTGTCTTCTACCGTAAACTCATACTCGCTATTAGGAGTAAAGTACACTCTATCGCCTTCGTTAATTCCTTTAGACTTTAAATACTCATTTGGATACACCATATCTCCCATCAAAGGTTCGTACTTACAAGACTTCTCTAAGAAACCGTCAAGCTTATCTATAGGCTTTATAAAACAATATCTATCGTGGCTATACCACTTTCCTTCTTTTTTATATAGATAGAACTGCTCGCTATCAACAAAGAATAGGTCATCTTTAAAGTAGCTCTTTCCACTTTTGCGATTACCCTTTATATCGTTATAAAACTTAAAGACATTATGATGAACAAGAAGAATATCCCCTGCACATATAGAGCCCTTGTAATCTATAGGAGTCTCTACAACAACAGCCTCACGATTGGAAAACTTATGGTCTTCCTCAGAAGTGCTAACAACGAACTCCATCCCTCCGATAGTCTTCGTGTTATTGTATCTCTTACCCTTTAGAGGGCGTACAATAAAATTAAATGGAGATTTCATTATGACCCACAAGCTTCGCAGTCATCGTCATCGACACTGCAAGTATCAGGTTGGTCCTTATCTTCCAAGTCTACTACCCACGACTCGAATGTGTCATTGCGAGACTCTTCAGCTCTCTTCGCTGAGTCTTTTAGGAAGTCGGTATCTTTATTCATATTAAAAGTTTATATTGTACTCGATTGAAATTGGCATATTAGAGTTAAACTCTTTCCAAAGAATAACCTCATCCTCCCGTCGAATCCAAACCTTTATGAATTGAGAGGTTTTATCTTGCTGAATAAGATGAATCTTATGCGAAGCATTAAGAATATCTTGCCCAACAATATAATGCATTGCCCCCGACTTGTAGTCAGGACCTACGGATATCTTTCTAATATCCATTATATTAGAATGTAGCTATAGCCGCCCTCATCCAAGTATCAGTAGAGATGCAGATGTATATATGTGTCGCATTAACCGCAATCTGACCTTTTGTTCCTGCATCAGTAGATGTTGCCGGGACGGTATTATTATTAAATAATGTTAAAAGACCTTCTGCAGTAAAGTTACTTGTTTCGTTAGAAGTCCCTGCATCACTCCCTAGAAGCACATCGCCAAGGGCAGGTGCTTTTGTTGTATACGAACTAATCTTAGGCATATCTTATTCTTTTTTTGAAGGTTTGACTTCGCCTGTCTCTATATTAATAACAGTGTCTTGCCCGTATTTTTTAATTAATAAATCCTCGTAAGACTTAGACTCTCTCTTTATTACCTCAACCTTACTCATTAAGGATTGTTGCTGTAAAACGGTTTCGCCTAACTGCAACTTGCATTCGTTGTATTGTCTCATAGACTCCTTTAGAGTGTCTAACTCTTTTTGCTCTAGCTTTTTCATTTGAGTGAATTTAATTTAAGTAAAGATACTAAATTAATTCTTCTCAAACATAGATAGGCATAGTGGTAAAACTCCTATAGCACAAAGAACTACACCTTCCCACTCTATCTCACCATTCATTGATGTAAGGGCGTATGTTACAATAGCCCCTCCTATAGTTCTTTTAGCTGACCAACGCCTTCCGTCACCGGATTTCTTATCCTTAAAGATAGCAGTTAAGTCTAGCCCCTGTAATATTTTAACTATGCTTACCACCGTTCTTATTGTAATTAGGGATGACAGAGTCAAATATAGAATCTAACCACCCGAATACTTTGTTGTCTTTCTCTGTAGGCGTAACATTTACTAGAACCTTTATGAATATCATAAAGCCTATTAATATTTCTAACCAACTTTCTTTTAAAACTTCCATATCTAATCTTTAGTTATTAATTTCCAATAATAAATAAACGCACTTACTACAACGCATATCATAAGTATAGGGCAAAGCATAATCATTAGTATAACCAAATTACTCCCGTAGGTAGTTCCGTATCTACATCAGCATGAATAAATGTTTTTGCAATCCCAATCCTTTCAAATCCTGCGGATAAAAGGGCATCTAATACAATAAATCTATCTGAGCTGTTGGTGCAAGATATATCAACTGCCGTACCACGAGTGTGTGCAGAATTATCTACTCCTCCAACTTCTTTGTTCTTCTTGCTACACCTATAGCTACTAGTAATATTAAACGGTATATCCGCCACCCCTCTAGCGACATCAAGCATCTTTAACAGATTACTATCCATCTTATCAAAAGAGTTGCCGCAGCAACACTTAAACTCGTCTTTAGAGAAATATCTATTACTCATTGCCCTTCGTTATTTTTTTTATATTATAAATTAAAGCCGTAACCAATACTAGCAGGGTTAATGTCTGCTCTAGGTTAATAAACGTCATACCTATTGCCCCCACGTTAATACTATTAAATGTAACATTATCTAAAATCTCGCTTTTCATTTCTTTATTACGTAAATAAGTTTACTTATGTTATACGTACTGTTAGTTACCCAATTCATTAATTCTGTATTTTGATATTATTACTTGTGCCTCTTTTTCTGTGAGCGTAGAATTGCTTGGATATTGTAATCCTTTTCCTAGAACCAAAGAAGATACCGCTTCATCACTTAACCAACTAGAATAAAATTCTATAACGTAATGAGGTATGTTCTCTATACTGACTTCTACCGCAAAACCAAGCACCTTACCGTTGAGTGTACTTAACCCTTTAAAGGTAATCTTTTCTAAATTAACATCGACCCCGTTTTCATTAAAGTCTTCTACACTATAATTCTCTAAGAAAGACTCAGGCACTTCAGCCTCATAAGTCTGTGTGTTTAAACAAAAAAATATACTACCCCTCATATTCTTTAGATATATTCTCTTCCAATAATTTCCTTGCCTCTGCATTAAGAAGTAATGCGTTGTTAGGGTAACTTAATCCCTTGCCCAAATCTTTTAAATAAGATACCTCGCCGTTCAACCAACTCGCATTAAACTGTAGTATGTAGAAGTTAACACCATCAACAGACAAAGACTGCACTTTCCCAAAATCTGTTGTGTTATCCTCGCCCATCTGAGCAAAAGTAGTGGGCAGTATCTTTGATGAACTGCCATCTTTGCTAAACTCTACTCGTCTGCATCTCGATAGTATGTCGGGAATCTCCGAGTTGTACGTCTGCTCGTTTAAGCATATAAATATATTACCTCTCATTAGTTCTTATGTTTTGATTTGCCTGCATTATAATTCTG